ATATGCCTGTTCCTGCTGCCGTTTTAACCGTCAGCGTTTGCCCCGTAGCATTAATAAACAGATATGGTCTGATAGTGTCTGCTACTATAGCATTGACCGGCGCATTGGCGTTTGTAGGCTTGTGACAAGGCTTCAATAGTTCGCCTGCGCTTAGTGTCCAATCTGCCGCTCCTGCTTCATAGTCGTGAGCGCTTAGTGTCCACGTCTGAACGTCATCAGATAACACTTTGTTAGTAAGTGTCTGCGTAGCTGCCAGAGCAACAAGAGTATCGCTTGCGGTATCTGGTATCGTCATAAGCTTGGTCTTGCCTGCGTCCTGATATACGGAAGCTACCACAGGAGTTGTTAACGTCTTGTTTGTTAGTGTTTGCTCTGCCGCTATTGCTGCCAATGTATCGGAGGCAGTATTAGGCGTAGTCATAAGCTTGGTTTTGCCTGCGTCTTGATAGAAGCTAGCCACAACCGGTGTTGTTAGTGTTTTATTTGCTAATGTCTGCGTAGCCGACAGCGCCGCCAAAGTGTCGGATGCTGTATCAGGCATTGTCATAAGTTTTGTCTTGCCTGCGTCTTGGTAAACGCTTGCAACTATAGGGGTAGTAAGCGTTTTATTTGTGAGCACTTCTGCGCCTGTTAGTGTGACGTTTCCTGCTACTGTAGCAAGTGCGCTTGTTGCATCTGCTTGTGCTGCCGCTGCTAGTTCTGCGGAAGCTGCCGCCGCTGCGTTAACTTCGTTGATTGCTGCTACTGCATTTGTCTTTGCTGTAGTTGTAAGACTTGCAAGTGTTCCTATGCCCGACGCTGTGGTCACCACCTCGTTGATAGCGCCTACAACGCTACCCTGTTCGCTTGTAGTAAGAGTAGCTAAAGAGCCTATTTTAACGTCTGTAGCAAGCTTTGCGTCTGTGACTAATCCGTCTCCTACTGTGCCAACTGAAACCGCCTTAGAGTTTGAGCCGTCATGGTCATGCCCTGTAGATATGTCCATTATGGCGTTCAATGTTTCTCTTAGTTTGTAATTTCTTACATTCTTTGTTATTTCGTAATCTGAGTATGTTGCCATTTATTATCCTCCGTTCATAGTAGACGAGAGGGCGTATTGCCCTCCGTCATTCGTTCCTATGCTTTCAATTATTATGATGTAGCGAGACCTGTGATTGTGCCGTGACAGAACGTCGGACCGTAATCAAGACCGATCTGCCCAAATATCTGACCGCTGTCAGCTGCGCCAGTCTTTGCCAAGTCCTCATAGAATAGGTTGCCTTTGCCCGGTACAGGTTGGAATACAGGAGCGCAGAACGCAACGTCAGCAACTAGCAATGTAGCTGCGGGCATCATTCTGTGCGCTGGTGCTATGCCTATGTTGCCAAAGTCTGTCTCTATCTGTTTGATGTTTACGCCGCCCACATTTCTGTCCTCTGGTGCATATCCGTAAATGTTTGATATCTGCTGTTTTTGGAAGCCACCACAGAAGATTACAGGATTCTTAAACATTGCGCCTGCGTTGAACATTGTTAAGAACAATTCGTCCATGAGTTCTTTTGATAGTGTAACGCTTCCTGCTGCGACTGTATTTGATGCAAGAGCTGCAGCTGCAATCATGCCTCTTGTTTGGTTAGGCTGATCAGAGTTAGCAGATATTGCATAAGTGCCCTGCAAGAAATGCCATTCAACCTTGCGTGCGATTGCTTCAAGAGCCTTTGCTATCTGCCAATCTTTTTCAGAAAGGATATTGACAGCTTCGCCTGCTGTGTTAATTCCAGACATTCTTCCGTAGTTTGACTGTTTTACATAAGAAAGCAATACTTCCTCTTGGAATATCTGTACAACGTTCTTAAGTTGTGAACGCACATAGTTAACAGGTGTAACGCCTGAAACAGACTCATTTTCTGTAATGGTTTCCTGCTGTAGTGTTTCATGGTCATACTCTGATGCTGTTGCAAACTCAAAGTTAGTTGTCATTCTGCCGCCCGTTAGTCCTCCAATCATTGACAGAAAAGGCGTGTTAATCATGTCTGCTGTGAATAGTTCGCCTGTATAGTTAGGTAATCCCCAAAGTGTGCCTGTTGCTTCATTAGCCATTTAAAATTCCACCTTATTTTTTATTAAATATTTTGTTTTTCAGAGCAACCGCCAGCGCAGTATTTCCTGCAGCTAAGGCCTTCTTATAATCGGCTTCAAGCTTTTCGTCGTCTGTTGCGTTATCTCCTGCCGGGTTTGCTCCGCTTGTGTTCTTAGCCGCCAATTTAACCTGTGGAAATTCTTTCTCTAGTTCGGTGACCGCCTCTGTTAATCCTTTGACCTCGCCGCTTTCCTCAATCGTGAGTTTTGAACGGTCTATCAATCTGGACAACAGTTTGCTATCGTATCCGTCTAGGCTTTTTATTTCCGCAAGTATTAGTCTCTCGTTGGCTTTTTCAAAAGCCTCTGCCGCTGATTTGTTCGACTGAATGTAGGTTGCGACTTTATCGTCGGTTATTTCTTCGTCTTTGCTAAGTCCTATAATGGCCTTTAGCTTTTCTTCTGCCGCTTGTCTTTTAAGCCTAAAATCTTTATTTTCAGACCTTAACCCCCTGACGTATTCATCGTCCCACACTGTCTCTTTAATCTCTTTTATGATTGTTTTTGGCTGCTGTGTTGTTTCTGTCGCTTCGTCCTGAGCGTCTTGCTCTGCAAAGCGCTGTAAATCAAATTTGAACATCTGTTCCTCCTGTTTGGCTTCTAGCCTTGTTATATGTTAAAAAACCTATCTGGCTTCTTTAACGCTTGCTTTTAGTTTTTGGTAGCGCTCACTTTCAGCCGCTCTCATTTTCCTATATCCGCTAAAAGTTTTAGGTGCTTGGTCTGGCGCTAGTAGTTTCGCTTCTTCCCACTCTTTGCGATCTCTATTTCTAAGAGCGTTCTTTTTTTGTGCTCTGTTATAGCTATCAATCTGCGATTTGCTTCTAGTATCAATATCAAACGGTCTGTTGGATTCCTTCGCTGTCTTTTCTGCGTCCTTGTCAAACTTCTTGATATATGGCATTAGAACATGTCCACAGTTTGGATGTATGTTTGCGTATATTCCACTGAAAGCAGTTTCTAGCGGCGGATATTCGTTGCTGTTGCCGCTTATGCTATATACTCGCCCTTCATACGGCGCACAAATTGGGCACGTTGTACTATGGCTTGACATCTTTACTAAGTCCTCGCCTAAGTCCTGTAATTCTCGCATAGTGGCTCTGTTTGTGGCCTCGCTAGTGGTTGACCTAGCAACCGTAGCCGCATAGCTGTCAAGGCGAATTATGCGCCCTGCTCTGTCTTTGATTGTCATAACGCCTTGTTCGCTTAACTTGTTTATTAAGTTTTCTTTTGTTTGCTTTATTGTGCTACCTGTTGCCGCCCCTTGTGTAACCGCTTCAAGTCCAGCTTTTCTAATATTATCGTCAATGCTTCTTCCTACATATGCATTGGCGGTCGCAAACCTATCTGTTGCGTTTTGCACAAGTATCTCAACTTCTCTTGTGTTAATGCCCTCAACCAATATTGGAACATCGTGATTTTTAAGAAACAATAAAACCTTTTCTGCTTGTTCCGTATACGCCTTTGTTATATTGGCTTTACTCCACTCTGCCGAATATTTGTCAAGTTTTGCAAGTTCAGCGTTAACGTCTTTTAATATCGCTTCTCTATACTTTGTTACATTACCTCTAGCTTTTTTGTTAGCGATAATGTCTATAAGCCTTATCTGTGCTTCTTCGTATACCTTTCTAAGCGCCTCTATTTCGGGTGTCATTTAATCAGCCCCCAAACGGTGCCTGTAATGGATTGTCTAAAGCCTCGTCATCTTGTATTTGTTGTAATTCTTCGTCTGCCATGTCGCTGCTTAGATTATCATACTGCATAAGCGCACGCTTTTGGGACATTGTTGCCTTTCCTGCTGTTCTGATGTTGATTATCTCGGCCTCTTCTTTAGGATCGCTCGGCAGGCCGTCTTGCCATGTTATATCAATATCAATATCGTTAAGGTTTATTATTCCGCTTCCACCCAACTGACTGCATAGCCTTAACGCTTTCTTTAATGCAGGATCAACCCTCATTCTGATGCGGTTAACTTTAGCTAGCACGCTGTTCATTGTTAGCCTTAATTGTTTAGCTGATGTTACGTTGCCAGAAGTTATTAAATCCCCAAATATAGCGCCGCCCATTTCTGATAATGTGTATAGCATGTTGGTTAATCTTTCAATTTCTTTAAAGTTTGCTTCAAGTTGTCCGTTCCATGTAATGTAGTTTACTTCTGAATCGTCTTTGCTGTCTCTAATAAAATAGTTATGTGATTTAAGCCGATACTCGCCCGTGACAGGATCTTGTTCTAGCGCTGACATCGGGCCACTCATGGACGGTTCAGCATGCTTGTCCAATATTTTAGACACTTGTCCTAATCTTACTATTAATTCAGATACTATGCTTTCAATATCAGAATAATCATCTATGCCTGTACATCTGTCTGATGTTGTTATGTTTGATATTTGTATGATTGCAAAATCGTCTAAGCCTGTTTGGTATGCTTGTGTTGCTTCTACTTGTCTGCCTATGACATAACCGTTTTGCGTTTTAATTAATTCGTTTACTTTTTGTTCATAATAGCCCTTATAATGCACCTGTGTTTTGAGATATTCTATGTCTCCTACGCTGTATCTCCATGCTAGAACGTGGTTAGTTATACTTTTTATGTTATCTGTCGAAACAACGGGAAACCAAAACTTAGGCTGTGTCAGCTCAATTATTCCGTTGTTGCCATTACTTCGAATATATAGTAGTCCGTCTCCATATCTGGAAATATCAATGGCTGCCTGATAAACTATATTGAATAGATTTGAATTATCTACTATATAAGATATTGTTTCTTGTTCTGGGCTGTCTTTTCCGCCTGCTGATATCTGCGGCCTTTCGCCAAACAGAAGGTCGGCCACCTTTAAGCTCATTAGTTTTTGATAATTAAGTATTACTGGATAAGATACTACTTGATCAAAGTTGCCCATTACTCTTTCAATCCTTTTTAAATCTTCCGCATATACTTCCGCATGTTCTCCCTCAAATAGTTCTTTGTTTGTCTTGTACTTCTTTAGCCTTTCCCTCTCACAAAGAGGCGGCCATAATTCTCCTTGTTTTAAAAATGTCAAATCTGTTAGCAATCAATCACGCCCTAAATATTTATTGTTACTGCGCCCACGCCTTCACGCTCAAACAGTTCTGTTAATGCCCATACGGCAGCGTCCATATTGTTCGGAGATTTTTCGCCCGGTTGCCATTCGCAATACTGATCTTCAAGCTCTCCAAAATATCCTACATGGTGTATTCTGCCCTGTTCGTATAATGCCGCAATAGGTTCTGCTCTTACAAGCTTTCCTCTGCTTGCGTATACTTTCTTATACGATATATTTCTATCTACCGAACGCAAAACAAACTCTATCATATCACCACCGTTGTTTGCTTCTCCGATAGCTCTGTCTGCTTTCCATTTGTAATAGGCTTTTACAACTTCTCTTCCCCAACCGTCAGGGCTTGCCTTTAGCGTTAAATCTTCCATGATATATCCATGATTGTTGAAGTCTCGCCCTGCTACTATAATTCCTGTTTCGTCTGAATTGTCTCCGCTTGTGACTGCTGGATCAATACCAACTACTATTCTTTGTAGCGGCGGTATTGCTTCAACTCTTGAATTATCTATATCAGCCCTTCGCCATAATGCGTTCGGATTATTCTCTAGCATTTCGGCATATAGTTCTTGCCTGCCTAGTCTTGTATTTTCATACTTGGCTATAACCGTATCAATAAACGCTTTCGCTAGGTTGGCTTTGTTCTCAAAGGTACTGCCCCTAGTGATTACTGTGTTTTTATCGTTTATAAGTGTTTTAATCGTCTTGATCGGCTTAGGTGTTGTTGTAACTACTAGCTGTGGATTGTCTCCAAGCCTTAAACCAAACATTATATTGTCTAGTGCTTCTTGTGGGTATCTGTATTTGCCTAGCTCGTCAATCCAACCCTTTTCGCTCTGATAGCCTCTTGACTGCTCGTAGTTTTCGCCTGAAAATATATGAGCCTCTGCTCCATTATTCCAAGTGACTAGTCTTTTAGACGGTTCATATGTTGGCATATCCCAAGAAGGACAACAGGCAAGCAATCCGCTCTCGCCCTTAATCATTATGTCTCTTGCTTCTGCTGGCGTCTTTCCCATTAAGGCAAAGTGTTTATATCCTTCGTTCTTCCATTTTCTTATTTGCTCGGAGCCCGTTCTGCTTTTTCCCCAACCTCTGCCGGCAAGTATCAGCCATGTTATCCAGTCGCCTTTAGGTGTCTTTTGACTAGGTCTTGCCCAGAAGTCCCAATCATATTCTAATACTTTTAATTCTTCATCTGTAAGTCCGTCAAGTATCTGCTTTCTCTGTTGTTCGCTCAACGATGCAAGCAATTCTGCTTGTGATCTTATCTCTTGGACTCTCAACCTCGATTGCCCCTCCGTCTTTGCCTGTGATTTCTATTGTCTGTCTGCCATATCTATCTCTATGTTTTCTTTCGAGATACCACGCAGCTGCTTGCCACGTTCCCATTGAAGCCTCTTTTCTGATTGTTTCAATGTTTCGCATTTCTGCTTCTGCTTCTGCTTTTTTTATTGACTTCAAAAACTTAGTAAATATTGTTTCTTTTCCGTCTTTAATGTCTTGTTCTGCCTGCTTTATCCATGAGTAATAGGTAGTCTCTGCTATATCCATGTATTGGCATACTATTACTGCATAATTCCCTGCCGCTATATATTTTGCTGCTTTTTCTATAAACTCATCTGTTAGTTTTAGCTTTGCCATTTAAAATCCATCAACTCCAAAGTGTCCAAACCTCGCCAGTTTTTCATATTGTATGTTTAATAAATCTAAGTCTTTAATTATATTTAACGGTTCACATTCTACATATAGTCTATCACTCGGATCTATATAGCCTTTATTTGTTTTTATGTAAATAGCAAGTGGTTTTTTTACACCAATCGCATAACTAAGCTGCACCTCGCACCATCTTATATCTATATATTGTTTTAATATTTTTTTTGCAATTTGTCTCGCTTTATATGCTGCGCTTCTGTCCACCTT